GGACAAAGTGCTTCGTTTACTTTAATTTTTCCAACTGTTACTGTTCTTTGTGTAAAAGTTGTTGAACCTGATGCAGTAAATCCGCAGCTTCCGCCCGCTTGAAATATTGCGTCTGTGTCCATAATGTTAATCGTTTCAGAAGACTTTACGCCTACCATAACGTTGCCTGCGCTCTTAATTAAAGATGCAGTTTTTGCGCCTAATACAGAATCCGTTACCAATAAGGCTTCGTTTTGCTCTGTGTATGCGGCTAATGCTGATACGTCAAATGCCATTGTTATTAATTTTTAATGTTTAAAATTGCTTGTCTATATTTATCTAATCTTTGGCTTTTAATATCATTTGTATTAATAAATGAATTAAAGCTATTAGGTCTTTGAATTGGGTCGGCTGAAGGTGTATTTGAAAGTGCTTCAATTAATTCAGCTACTTGTGCAAATCCTTGCTTAACCTTATTTTCCAATACTAAAACTTTCTCGTCTGATACTCTTTTAGCTTCAACTAATTCTGCAATACTTGCATTGAATTGTTCAGCCATATCTTGCATCTTTTTGTCTTCATAATCTTTGCCTGCCTCAACCTCTGCTTCTGGTGATACTTCTTCAACCTTAGTTTCAATAGCAATAATTTTGCCATTCTCATCTAAAGTAATTTCTGTTCCGTCCATCAATTCGTGGTCGCCTGCCGGTGCTACTGATCCGTCTGCTAAATTAACAGAACCGCCAACCTCTAATGCTGAAATTTCAACTTTAGTTCCGTCCATCAAAGAATATTCAGCCATCTCAACTTTGGTTTCTTCAACCTTAGTTTCTTCAGCTTCTACTTCTTTAACAGGCGCAGCGTTGTCCTCAAACAATGCCTTAATTTTTAAAATTGCTTCCTGTGCGTTCATACTTTTTTTATTATATAGTGAAAAAATGAAAAGTTTATCACTTAACTTGTGATAATATTTTTTTAATAGCATCAACCATTGATGCAACCTTGTTAACTTCCTTAGGTTTGTAGTTAAATAAACCCTCTACGCTAAAGCCCATAATCTCACCATTCTTTACTTTAGCCCAAGCGTCCTCGTTATCTACAATCATACTACCAAACCAACTTCCCTCTGGTGCATCCTCAAAGCCTTTCATAGGCATAATGCCACGCGAAGGGTCTGAAATAAAACTTTCAAATAAAGTAACCCCTTCAAATTGTGCGCTTGAATTGTGCATTAAATTCACATTACTTTGGAAGCCTTTTTTGAAAAACTTTTGTACAATTTTAAGAATAGTATCACGACTAAAAGCCACATAGTAGTCGCCATAAGTAGCATCACTCCTAAAAATTGGCGTGTCAGCCAACATAATAGCGCCCGAAATAATACGACGATCTTCATTTGTAACTTCAAATTTTTGAGTTTTATTAAATGCGTTCCAATTCTTTTGAATTGCAGGACTATCTACTAAGGAAATAAAATCAACTTGTGAATCGTCTTCTATATCCTCTGTAATATCCAACATATATATTGGTAATTCTTTATTCATAATACTAAATAGTTTTTTTGTTTATATTTATCGTTTACTGAAACCTTGCTCTATTCTGAATCTCTTGTTCTCTTTGTTGAGCATTTGAAATATCGGTTTGAATTACATAAGCACGAACAGAACCGCCACCACCACCGCCACTTGGCGCTCTACGACTACCACCGCCGTCGCCACCCGTATCAGGTGCGCTACCTCCACCTGTATCGGGTAATGCACCACCACCTCCTGTACTTGGAAGCGAAGGCATACTTTCTCCACCACCACCCCCACTATCCCCACCACCGCCACTTGGTAAACTTGCACCTGCTCCTTTTATATCAGCAATAGATTGTTTAGCTTGGTTATTAATAGTAACTATTTGAGCAACACCTGCTGCAAGAGTTAATGCACTCCAAGGCAAACCTAAAGTCATAGGACTTTTATTAAATTGCTTCAATATTGCTGCTCCTGAATTTAATACAACATCTGCAATAGCTGCTGCCCGTTCAATATTAATAGCTACGATTGCCAAGTCTTTATTTTTACCTGCAATTATTCTTAAATCTTGACCAAACTTTTGAAACTGCTTTATTTTATCAGACAAATTTTTAACTTTGGCATCCATTTCAGCTTCATCAATTTTTTTTAACGTAGCATTATGTTCAATATTAATTGCTTCTATACTTTTACCTGCTTTTTTTGCTGCGTCAATTTTTAATTTATATGCAGCATTTTCAATATCTCTTGCATTATCCCAATATTCTTCACTATCTTCTTTTAATATTTTTTGTTGAGCTTGTAATATTTCTAATTCTTCTTCTAAACCCTTTTTTACAATTTCATTTTTACTTTTTTGACCTTCAGCTTCAGATGCGTCAATTAAATCTTTTTTAACCTTAGCTTTATCTTCTTCTGATAATTTTATAAACTCTTTATCTGCATCTAAGTCAGTTATATCTTTTTTAAGTTTAGCTAATCTTGTTGCTTCTGCTCTTTCATCGTCATTTTTAATTGCAGCAATTTTAATATCAGCTATTTTAGTTTGAAACTCTTTCTGTACCTTTGCTTCTTCTTCATCCTTCTTAGTTTTATCTGCAACTTGTTTTTTATCTAACTCAGCTTTCTCTGCTTCATACGCTTCATTTGCAGCATCTCTTAATTTCTTTTTTAAATCTTCGTGAATAGTTAATTTATCTATTTCTTCTAATTTAGCATCCGCGTCAATTTTTAATTTAGCTTTAGCTTTTTCATCTTCCGAAGTAATTTCTGCTAATTTTTTGTCATTTTGTAAATCTAATAAAGTTTTATTTGCAGCTTTAGTATCTTCTTCTAATTTTTTATTAGCCTCATCATTTATTTTTTTTACTTCTTCGTCGTGTTTTTTCTTATCTTCTTGTGCTTTATCGTTTGCTTTTTTAGTATCTTCTTGAACTTTTTTATTATATTCTGCACCTGCAACTAATTTATCAGTCTGTAATGTTCTAAATTGTTTTGTTTCTTCTTCAGTTAATTTACCATTAACCTTTAATTTATTTCTTAAAGATTCTAATTCATTATCATTCTGTTTTATTTTCAGGTCATAAATCTCTTTTTCAGAACCTCCTTGTGCTTTTAAAATTTTTATACGATTATTTATATCTTCATTTGCTCTTGTATTAGCTTTTGAAATTGCATTTAAGTTTCTTTCAGCTTCACTTGTTACACCTATAAAATCAGTAAAAGAAGTAACTAAATTGCTAACACCTTTTGCTAAAGAGCCTAAAGGACTTTTTGCAATCCAATTACTTATTTTATCAAAATTTGCTATTACTAAACCTAATGCAACGACTAATGCACCAACTCCTGTTGCTATCAATGCTGCTCTAAATAATTTCATTGCAGTTGTTGATCCTGTTGTTGCTACTGTCGCAGTATTAGTTGCAACTGCTTGCGCTTTTGTTGCAGCAGTATCAGCAATTATTGTCGCAGTATCAAGTTCCTGAATTGCAACTTTTTCTCCCATTACGAAATTATAGGCTGCCTGAAAAACTGAAGTATTTTTAATTACCGCACCTAATTGTCTGAATGAATCAACGCTTTCCCCAACTGCCTGTAAACCTTGTGATAAAGCCATTGCAGCATTTACTTTTAATAAAGCCGCTTCAACATTTTTATTTTCTTTACCAAACAATGCCATTACACCCTGTACTGCACTAAATCCACCCGCAACCCCTGCTAATGAAGATGCAACCGCCTTAAACTTTGCATCTGGATTAAAAGCCTCTGTCATTGCCCTTGCATCACCAATAGCATCTTTTAAAGTTGCTACTCTTTTAGCTGCTTCAATAGCTTCTTTTGAAGTTGCACCAAATTTTTCAGTAAATCTTAATACATCAAATGTGGCTTCTTTTAATTCCTTTTTAATTTCGCCCATTGAAGTCAAGACTTTCTCTTGACCATTTACTACTATCTTTATACCAATTATTTCTTCTGCCATTAATTCGTGTTTATTACTTTTAATAAATTAACCTGTGTCGTTTGATAATCCATTGGATTATAAGCATCAACTTTATTGAGCCTAAATAATACCCCATTGATCCATATATATTTGCTAAAATCCAGATTGTAAATATCTAAAGTATTAAGATACATTTTGCAAGACAATAGCTTGCTTTCAATATCTGTTATTTCTAATATGTATGGCAAATGATATGTATTAAATAAATTATCTGTTGGGTAAGTTGTTGCAGGAAATTGTAACTCTTTTGGCACTCCAAAATTTATATCAATAGTTGGGTTTGTTGGATCGTCTAAGTGTCCTGCATATCCGTATGTAGTTAAGGTTGCTAAATTACTACCTGTGCCATTGCTACCGCTTTTAATATGCCAACTTGAAACGCCTGTAATTTTCTTAGCTATTAAGATACGAATAACGCTATCCATCGGGTCTTCATTTGTATTATTGTTTGATAGCTTATAAATTTCACTATGGTATTTATCTTGTCCTGTATGCAATCTTAAAACAGAAGGCGCAAATATAATCTGCGTAGTAGCCGTATCTTTTACATAATCAAACTCTGAATCGTATAAATTATCACCATAGCTTTGCCCATATTTTTTTAAATAGTTATCATTAAAAAAGTCTGTATCAGGCGTATATTTATAAGCATAATACCTTGCGTTTAATTGCGACATAGGTTTAATAGACATAGAAGAACCTAAGTCAATTTTTTGCGACCAATCTAAACTATTAGTAACGGCTGAAGAATAAAAATCAATATAAGGCGCTACGTTTATTTGTTTATCATTTAAGTTATCCTGATATACATAAAGATTAAACATTTTGCATACAGATAAAAAAAAGTCTTTTTGGAATATCCCCTTTGGTAAATTCTCATTTATAGATATTACACCATTGTAAGCTACATCTGTTATCTGGGAAGTTATTTGGCTTAAATTTATTGAAGCACTTGAAATCGTTACTATGTAAGTGTTTGCCGTAATAGGTACACTTATTTCAATACGCACTTGATTTGTATTTAAAATATTCCCTTCATAATCAAAACTAAAACTGAAAGGGTTATTAGCTGAAGAAGTATTTTGAGTAAAGGCTTGAACCGATACGCCACCAATATATAATGTAGCCGTAATAGAAGAAGCCGCATCTGTTTGGTATGTTCCAACTATTGAAGCAATCGTTCTAATCGTCTTTGTAACATCAGTATATGTAAATATACTTTTTCCTGCATTCTCTGTAAAATTAAGTAAAGTCGTAGAATCAAAAGGAAGGTCTGCATTTCTTGCGGTAGGTGTATTACTATTTAATAGTATTTGTGAAATTGTTTTTGCGCCTAAAATAAATCTATCATTCGCACCTCTTATCCCCTGACTATTGTTAGGTATAATTAAACTCTTGAAAAAACTTGTTTCAAAAAAATCACAATCTAAAGTATATGTAGTTCCTTCAAATATTTTATCAATATATTCTTTTACATACAAAGCCGGTCTGAGTGTTGAAACGCTAAAGTCATCTTTATTACTTGAAACATCTCCATAATCAATCAATGGATAAAAGTACCCAGAACCATTTATAACATCCCAACTATCTTCAATTTCAGTTACGTTATATGTATGATTGTGCTCACTAAAATCCAAATCTTCTAAACGCTTGTTTCCTAATTCAGTTATAAAGCCACCTAATTCACCAAAGACTGCGCATTGATATTGTATAACGTTATTGTTTATAACTATTTCAAGCATACGAATAACGCCTTTAAATATCTGTATCTTATCTACATAAACCTCGCACTTTGCAGCCTGTGAAGGAGTAAAGTTTGTATTTACATTTGCTAAGTCTGTATTATGATTATTTGACATACCTATTTCAAAAGCAAATCCTAAAATCTTATTGTTCTTTGCAGTTGCAGGAATAGATATAGTTCTACTGAATGAAGTATTACGGCTGCCAAAATCCCTAACGTCATCAATCGCATAAGTAAAGTCTGTGCTTATGTCTTGTAATAAATCAATTAGTTCGTCTTCAATATATATTTCAGTTCTTATCATTATCTAAATTGACTATTTAAAAACTTACCAACTTCAACCTCTAAATCAAAATTAAAAATTCCATCTGCTATCTGGTATTTATATTGGTAGTTTGTATTTCTTATTGTGATAGGAAAAAATGCGCCCTGTACTTCCATATAAACAATAGACGAAGCTACTAATTGAGCAAGCCACGCATAATCTTGGTCGTCAACCCAATCAGAAGTTAAGTTATAAAAATCATAATGCTGAATAGCAAAGTTATACGTAGTTTCATTGTATTTGTTGTACGTATCAATATTTGTCATTTCACCATTTGATAGCTGATATGGATTGCGCCTGTATGAAGTTCTGGTAAATTCACTTCTTCGCCTATTGACAAGCCTGAATGCCATTGTATCGTACCCTCCAAGTCTGTTAAGGAAGTGAAGGTTATATTGTCTGTACTTGGGGTTACATATTTGTCTAAATCGTAGTACCCTTGTGGTTGCTGCGCCGAGTGATATATAAACATTGTAACCATAAGTGTTTTCTGTTATTATTGTTGAACCATAAAAGGTATTAATTGCAGCCGCTTGAAAATTAAATAAATTAAATTCCCCTGAAAAAGTTAAAGCGCCGCTTACCGCAGTTCCTAAAGTTCCATCTTCGTTTGTAGGCTGCGTCCATAGATAATATGAACCGCCTGTTATCTTTAAGAAAGTAATAAAAAATTGATCTCCATATTCAATCGTAATATCGCTATTATCCCTGTCGCTTAACCAATCGTCTGTGTAATTCTCAATCAATAAATTATCGTAGTAATTAGATAGCACCAAAGGAACGTTTCCATTCTCTGTAAATATATCCCCAAATAAAGGTGAATAGTAATTGTATGCAGAATAAGAACCAGATGCTAAATTAGCAGTAACAGTTCCGTTTAAATCTTCCCCTATCTTAACCTGATAATCAACTTTTATTTTATCATTTGAAGCTACTAAAACGCTACTGCCTGAAGGTTCAAAGTAATTAGTAACGTATGCCCTCACCATTGGTGATGCATTAAAAACTCCATAGCTACCTTCCGCACTTGGCGAAGGATATATTTTGTTTCTACTTACTTGTGCGTTATTAATAAAAACATCATACACAAATTTGAAGTTTGTAGTACCTACGTTTGTAGAAGATGCAACAAACCAAAGGTCTTCGTGCATTGTTGGATATGTTGCCGGTGTACTATTTATTGTTATAGCCATCTTTAAATTCGTTATTTGTTTGTATAATTTTTAATCTTACATCATTTCCTAAAGCCTTGCTCATTGTTTCAAAAAATTGTTTATCAAATACTTTTTTAACTGCATTATCAAAATATGCAGTAGTTTTTAAACCATCTCTTTTAATTGCAGAAGCAGTTGCGTATGCCAATTTTTTTAAAGAAGTTGCTTCATTTACAACATTTTTTAACTTTTTACTTTTAATCTGGCTTTCTTTTAAATCAAATTTTTGTGATTCATTAGAAGCCTTTGCCTTGCCTAATCTATACCATTTAAGTATAGAAGTAGCCATCTTTTTATTTGCATAAGGCGTCTTATATGCATAAGGCGAATCAGCACTAACTTGTTTAGGTTTAGCTTTTTTACCGCCAAAACCTTTAACTCCTTTATTTACAAAATCATAATATTTAGATGCAGGGTTATCACTTTTATAACCTAAAGCAATCCCGTATTGATTCCCGAATTTAATTATAGTTGGAACTGCTAACTCACCAATCTTACCCGAAGCAATAGAACCGCTTATTTTTAAATTTTCAGCAACTTCGTCGTTAAATAATTTACCATAATATAATAAAATGCCATCAGCAACAGGCAAGTCATCTGGATTAATAATATTATAATAATCACCAATTTGTTTTAGATACTTATTTTTTAGTAATTCCGCCTGTGCTTTTGCTTCGCTCATACCCTTAAATAGCTAAAATGGTTTCAAATACCGCACAAAAAAACCCCCGCTATTAACGGGGATTCACAAAAAAACAACTAAACTATAATCTTTTCGCCTGTTCTCGGTCGTATGAATTTTTGCCTTTCATATATGCCATAGCGTTTAAAAACTCTATTGTCTTCATTTCAAATACTTCTTTAACTGCAATATTTTCTTGGGCGGCAACAAGGTAACAGGTATAATGCCATCCATAGACTCTGATAAAAGCCCCACCACCAAACCCGCTTGCTTCTTTGTTATCCCCGCCTTCGTCATTTCCGCCATCATATAATCCCGCGAAACCTCTATCCAATTTTTGTAAACTTGATAAAAAAAAACCAACGAATGATAAACGTCTACAAACTTAGCCTCTTGCATATCTGCCGAATATTCCTCGTGCTTACTCGCGTCATATTTATCGTCAACCCATTTCCCAAACCAATTACGCCTCTGGGGGATAACCATTGAAGCGGCTATCTTATGCAAGTTTGCTAAAGTATCTTTGCTAAATACCTTGCTTTCTATATACCTTGCCGCAGGCATATTCTTAATATCGTAATTAATCCTGTAACGCTTTTTATTTATTTGTATATAATCAACAGGCTTGCCTTCAATACGTTCGTTCAAAAAGTCTAATTCTTTACGCAGTTCTTTTAAATCGCTTATTGAAAAGCTATCTATCTGGTGTTCTGTTAGCCCTGTTACAATACGAAGCTGATGCATTTCTGCATCTAATTCAGACCAATCCTTATCTGGATTAGTTATGGTTGGCATTAATTGTTGGTACTGCCAAAGGGTTAATTCATTCCATTTCATAGCACGAAGTTAAATATATTTCATCAATATCTGTGTCCTTTTCTAATATTTCATCAATCTTATTTAGTACGTCAGCGCAATTAAAAGGCTGCCCTGTCTTGCATTGCTGATCCACCCAATCCCGAAGTTCAATTAATTCTTTCATAAAAATTTTTTTAGTCCGTTAGCGCTTGTCATTATTGCCTCTGCTCTTTGTGTAAGGCTTTCAATCTGGCTTTTTAATTCCTCCCGATCCTTTGTAATGTAGTACCCGTTTGAAGTACCCATTACAGGAAGTATGCCCTCCGACCGAATGAAGTTAATTATTTTCCTTAATCTGGGTTCGCTAAATAACTTGATGCCATACCTATTTTTGTTTTCGTTTATTGCGTTTACAATATCCGCAGCCTTAATAGGATTGTCTTTAGTCTTTGTACTTAACCCCTTGATAATCAAAGGCACAAGTTTCTTTTCGTCCTCTGTCATCTCTTTTGTAATTTCCTCAAAGTTAGTAATCATATTTTTTTACTTTTGATTTCATTAACAATAGCCTGTATTAGCCAATAGTTCATAGTCTGTATTTTATTCTGAATAGCATTCCAAGTTCGGTATCGTTAGAATGCTTGGTTACTAATTTACGAATATTTGCTAATTCAAACTCATTTTCAGCAATAGTTTTTTCTAATCTTTGTATTTTTTCAATAAGCCCTTCTATCTCTAATTTATCCAGAAGGGATTGCTTTAACTCATAATTACTTTTCATATTTATCTATTTTAGTTTGAGCAATTTGGTTGTCGGCTTCCTTATCAGCCTCAACATCTTCCTCGTCCTCGTCTTCCCAATCGCAATGCTCTAAGCAGTCAGGACAAATATCAATTTCTTCCATTGTGGTATGTGCGCCGCAGCAAGTTGAATAAGGCATAATTATAAATTTTCTATTAAAGCCGTTAATAATAAAGCGCCGCCCATTATATACCAGAACCATTTTCCGCTTAGGCTTTCAGCTTTGTATTGCTCGTTTCTTTTTTCCTGTAAGGTTTTTAATTTGTTCATATTGTTTTTATTTTAAGATTTCAACTTTTACGTCAGATAATTTTTTTACTCCTAATTCCTGTATTAATGCTTTTTCAAATTTTTTTACCATAGCATTATAAATTTTTTTATCATTTATAATTTCTTTTTTTTCTTCTTTTGTTAATTTTGTTTTCATAGTTTTGTTTTTAATAAGTGCGTTAAGCAGGCGCACCCCTGCGGGGGTTTTAGTTATGAATATATGGTTTATTAAATTCTCCAATCTTAATATTTACATAAAAGTCAGGTTGCGTTCCGTAGTCTCCTGTTTCTCTATATATAACTCCTTCGCTTGCTATTGTATTAATAACATTTAATACATTTTTTTTAACCCCTTCAGGTTGGTCGTAAATGTACCAAGTATTTACTTGCTCGTAATTTTCTTCAGTTAATTTTGCCGGTCCTGATAGGATCACAATACTAACTCCGTTGTAATGTCTTTTAGTTACTGAAAATTTGTAAGCAGGCAATGCGTTCTTTAATTCGCATCTGATTGTTTTTACTCTCTCGGTTGTTGTTTTCATAAAATTGTTTTTTTTGTTTTGTTATACAAATATACACCTTTTATACATATTATATACATATAGGGCATCTTTTTTCTTAAAAAAATGTTAAAATCTATAAGCCTTTAGAAATCAATGAGTTATGTAATTAAGCAAAAGCGTACCGCCCTGATCCCCTTTTAAGGTTGAAATTCTGCCAGGCTAACGCTAAAGCCATAACGCAATCGTCGTGGAAGCCTGAAGGCGCTGAATAGCGTACCCCATTAGCCGTGAATTGATATTCAAATACATCTAATTCGTCCACAATTACCCCCTCTGGGTAACCTATCTTGCCCTGTTGGATTGCCTGCGCTAATCCCTCCATTAATTGTTGCTTTGATTGACTTGTAAACTTCAATCCCTCAATATTTACCCCCTCCCTTATTAAGTCTTCAAGTATAGGATCACCTACACCCGTGCTATCTGCTAATATAGGCGCAATAGGAAGCCTTTTAATGTTTGCCTTAGTATTATGCCAATCCATCTGGAAGCGGTCAAAATAAGCCACGTTACCCCCATTGTCAAGCCCTACAATAACGGTGAAGTCAACAGACTTAGCAAGGTCAATCCCATAAGCCACAATTTGCTGCGCTGAAATCGGTTTGATGCATCTTTGTATAAAGGCATTCCCAAAAGGGTTGGCGCTATTCTCAGCGGGGTTTGCAAGGTATTCCTGTTCAAATACTACTTCCGGTAACTGCAATCTTGCCTCGTCTATTTCCCTTGTATTAATATAGGGATTGTCGTATGTGCTAAATTTAAAACTGCGCCAATCATTCTCGCCCTGTTTCATAAACATAGAATAAAAAAAGTTTTTACCTCTGGGCGTGGACAAAAAAACTACCTTGCCTTCATAATCAGTTAAGGTTGGTCGTATGCTATTTTGCCATCCTGATTCTAAGTCAGGAATAAATGCTGCCTCGTCTATAATAACTAAATGAAATTTGCGCCCTCTTAAATTATCTAATCGTTCCCCTGTAAAAAATTCTA